GTTTTTTGCTCTACTCCATCCGGCTTTATAAGGACTCTTTCGAATAAAGGAATAAACCCAGTTATGTCAATCATGTTTTAAAATTTTTTTTGAACTTATAATAGTTAAAACGTCGACGTTGATCAATATTTAACGCACTATCAATATTTGATACTACTTCCGTAGGAAATAGTTTAGTGTTCAATCTCATTAATATACGATTACGCTTCAGGTTATTCCTGATCGTTAGAGTTTCACCAGGATCATTTACCTTAAGAGTTTCACATATTACCCTATTCAACAATTGAATGAACTCTGGATCATCCGAATCGATTAACTCTGTTAACTTTGACCAGTCTACCGTTTCTCTAATCCTATTGATTACCTTGACCACCTTGCCTGCAGTCAACTGTGGATGAACCCTTGGAATAGTATCCGACGAATCGCCAGCTACGATCTTGGTCAGTATATCAGCGGTTGGGTCTATCATAAAATGTCGATACCCCTTGTTTAGGAGATCGTTTAAAACATTGATGACCGCCGAATTATCAATATCGGTGATATCCAAGTTAAAGAGATCGACATCCTTATTTTCAATCTTATCGAATGTATCGGTCGTATATATTTTTTTGAACTTGGTCTGCATTTTCGGCCTGATTAAAATTACCTTTCGATCCGTATTTTCCAACAATTGAGTAAAATCCATATCGACTGACCATATGCAAATATCCTCATGCAAGCGTTCGCAAATGAATGCAATTATATCATCACCTTCAGCACCATGAACCCTAGCCGAAAGAATTCCATATTCGTCCATTAGAATAGGTAGTAATTCGGTTTGAAAATAGTCAAAGAATAGATGAGATTTATCATCGTACTTTCGTGTACCTTTATACGCGAAATCCCCATCGCCATGCTCTTCAAAATGATCCTTGATAAACTGTTTACGCCAGCTTCTGGAATCGAATGGCATGAACACTGAGGATAAATTATCCTTAAATAGGGCGAAAATACTTCCCAAATAATTCAATGCAAACTTAGCAAATGCATCCTTGCTTGCTTGTTTCAGAACATATTCATCATCCGACATCAAGCTATTGACGTAATACCTCTCACCGACGTTTCTGTCCTTAGCTAATATGTTCTTAACTATACTGGTGGCAACATTTAAAAAAGCATTACCGTCAATTATTATGTTCATTCCGCTTTTGTTGCTGGAGGTTGAGTAGGGTCCGGTTGAAGGCTTAATCGCTTGATCGCTTTTGCTATCAGTTCGGCCTCATTTAGATTAAATATTCCCTTACTTTGAGCGTAATTCGCTGCTGATATTAGGACTAATAATGCATGTTCCAGAGTTAATGAGTTTAAAAATCTCTCGTAATCCGCAACATTTTCGTAACTGATTGAACCCAATAGAGTCGCTATTGGTTTAGATTCAGTCGGTCGAGTCATTGGTTCAATTGGTTGAGTTGCTTCCGGTGTATCGGAAGCAACTCCTGCCTGTGCATCTTGCATGTATTCGTATTTTTTTATAGGTCCTTGAACAGATCGTCCAATTCATCCTTAGCTTTGGATGGAACGACAGCTGCTTCTGATTTAACCTTACCCTTAGTTGTAGCCTTCGGCGGTTCGATAGGATCCGGTTCAGGTTCTGACGTAGGTTCATCCGGAAAATCAACTGATATTGATTCACTTTTTGTCTGCGGTTCCGGTTTAAATTCCAATGGTTCGCCAGCCGGAGCGGATTCCCTAGAAACGACCTTGCTATTGGTGAAAAGCTTTTTCATCTTTTCATCCTTTAAGCCGGTTACTAGATTATCGATGATCTGCTTGTATGGAACGATGGCCTTGATGTATTCTGCGATCTTAACATATTCCTCCTCAGTCCAAGCCTTTAAGAAATACTGGCTGAGATCCGGTGAATTTGCCTTTAGAAATTCGGTAGCAAACTTAGCAACCTTAGGTTCGGTGGAAACTGGAATTTCCTTCCCGTTATGAGTAAGAATCAGAGGACTAACCTCATTCATGAATTTGCTTGCACTGTAATCTCTCCAAGCTTTGGTCTTACGCTTAACGACGAGAACAAAGTCCTTACCTTCGGTAAGCGAGTACGGGTTAATTTTCTTGACTGTCACGATTTCCGATTCAGGATTGATTTCCTGTTGAATCAGATTATCGATGCCGTATCCAAAAGTGTATACCTTGATCTGGCCTTCGAGCGCTGGAAATTGCGGATCCCTCTTGATGTAGATGCACGAGTAATAATTGTAGTACCGGTTAAAGTACTTCTTGATCTCCTCGACAATCTGAGGTTCGGAGTCCTTAAGATTTTTTAATTCGGTGTCAAGCGACCATAAAATTGATGGTGCGCCTGTGGTGGATGGACAGTCAACGAACAGTCTGTCGTTCGTTAATGGGTTAACGAGTTTAGCTGAGTATTTTTTATACTTGCTCTGCTTTGGATCAACCGGCCATGGCGTGAATCTTATGATTGCTTTGTAGATTCCGTTCTGTCCCTGATCTGGTCCAGGATTGTAAAGGTTCGGGTCGACGACACGATTTCCACCAGCTTTTCCGGTGAAATCGTCTGGGTTAAGGTTAAATAGATCTTCCATTTTTCAAATATGATTTTTTGGGTGTTTATATAGCATTTTGTACACAGGGGTTCACTAAAGTTTTAAAAAAAATGAGCAAAAAGATTTAACTCAATTTGCTCATTTATTAGACACTGTTAACGTTCGAACTGATTACTTTACGTCGGCTTTTTTGCTGGTCTGAATGTCGATTCGACCTTCGTTGCATACAGTTTTAATGTCCTGCAAAATTTTACGTGCCCTGGTACCGGCTGAATTATTACCCTTTTCGTAAAATTTCATGTGTTCAACTTCCAATTCGCTTACTGCGTTTTTGAGAGTTTTCAACCAATTTAATTTTGTCATAATGTTTGAATTTTGTTTATTTAAAAGTATCTTACAATGGGCAAGTAATCGGTTTTAAGAAATTCGATACTTTTTACTGATTGTAGCATCAGGAAAATGCTTTACTGCGAATTTTATCCAAGCATTCATCACCTTATCGAATTCAAGTTTACTCATGAATCCAGATTGTAGTATCGGGTTCAAATAATCAGAAAATTCCAAATCAATAGGAACTCCTCTTTTTTCCGAAGATAAACGCATGCCGGAAACCATTGATGATATTTCATCCGGTAATAAAAAATATAAGTACGACGATTCTGCCTTCGCTCTATCCTGTGAATCTGAAATAGGCTTCAATAAATGATCAATCTCATGACGAACTACATCCAATAATTTAAAATACAGATTCATGTAGCAAGTAGGTTCCGTTTTAGGATTGATTAGTATGTTTATTTTAATGATTTGCTCTGACTCGGTAGCAGATAACGAGTTAGCATCCAGAACAAAACCTTTATTCTTAAAATTAATGCTCTCCCACGGCAAGCGGCTAAACATCGTTTGCCCAGTCGGTTCAAACGTCTCGCTCCTAACCACCGAAACCGATAATGAAAATAGCAGATCATTTTTACTCGACGGACCTGCTTTCCTTGATATGGTACCAGTCGGTTGACCCTTGATCATTCGTACAACAGCAGTTGCGACCCTTTCCGAAAATGAATCGTACTTGGATTCACAAATGAATTCTGAAAAATACTTCATCATTTTACCGATTTTAAAAAAACAACATCCAAGTCAGTAGTTGATGGATTATCGAAATTCTTATCCGAATCAAATGTTATATCTATGCTTCCTTTATCCGCACCAAGAGAACCGGCTATTACTTCTTTTTTAAAATCATGATAAATCGATGGCGGTAATGGGCGTTTTCCTGATAATGCGGTTTTGACCAAATCCATCTTATCATCAAACTTATGAGCGGTCAACCATTTATCGAGGTCCTCGTCGGATACTTCATACTCGGTGAATCTCTTAATTCCACCTTCCGCATCATGCTCTCCATGCCATTTTTTAACATGAGCGTCCTGAATAAAAACGAACTTTCTACCGGACAAACCGGTCGTAACCGGTGCTGCAGGTGTCGTTGGATCTGGAGGTAATGAAGATGGAGCTGTTCCTAAATCGGATGGAGCCTGAGACGGCGGTGCTGCTATCGGCGGAGTATCCATTGCTGGAGAAGCCGGCGCGGTGGTGTTTGGATCATCCGCTTCCAAGATTAACTTAAATTCACTGAATCCTAGT